TAGCCGATCTGAAGTAACGGTAAATTTTATAAATGCGCTTGGTGAAAAAGAAAATTTTACGTCATTTATAACTCGAAGATTTTTTGTGAACGGGTTAAGAAAATTTCAAATGCAAGTGACTAGCAATACTTCTTTTACTTTCCTTATATGTTATATCAACAACTTATGTGAAGATGAAAAGAAAGAAGTATTCCTTGATTTAGAAAAAAAATTAAAAAACTTACTTAAAGCAAAAAATTTAGAAAATTTATCTTATGACATACAAGTCGTAGAAGATATTCCCGTAGATAGAAGAACTAGAAAATTCAATACTATAGTCTATAAACCTGTTTGATAAAATGACTATATAGTAGTGAAGTTTTATTATTTGGAGTTATATCATGACACAATTATCAGTTTCAGCAGACACTTCGGTTGCACCAGTATCTCAAGAAACCGTCCCTAAAAAGAAATATCTCAATCCTTATTGGTCTAATAAGGAAAATCGTCACCTCATTGTAACTATCGAACTTGCAAATGGACAGCATAGTATGGCTTCCATTCAAGATCCTGAAGGTACAAATCCTGACATGAAAGCTGTGTTAGAACAGTACACTGAAGAAGAAATTGATGCTAACACACAAGAAGGTCTAGACAGGCGTAATGAAAACATCAAGCGTCAAATGGAAAGGCGGGAGTCTCAGCAGGTAAGAGCAAAGCAAGAAGCTCTGTTTAACTGTAAGCTAGAAGCTTTTGAAATAGATATGATTAAAAACTCTAAGAACACCGATTTGAAGAGAATGATTCGCAAATCTAAATCAATTTTAGAAGTGCAGTCATACGCTACCATTTTGATTATGAAGGAACTAGAGAATGACGCAACAGACTAAAGGGTTTGTTATTGTTGCTTCTGTCAGAAAAGGTTTTTATCGTTACGCAAAAGTACTAGCAGAATCAGTACGAGACTTTTATCCAGAAGCTAACATTACTTTCTTTACACACGAAGAATGGGTTGAGCCTGAAGATTATACATTGTTTGATAACATTGTAACTGAAGGTATTCCTCGACACATTCGTGCTAAACTGTGGGCGCTTAACAAAACTCCATACGACATTACTTGTTATCTAGACGCTGACATGATGTGTGAGCATGAAGATATTCAGAATGTGTGGGACGAATTGCCTGAGGATATGGACATTGTATTCACTAAGAATCGTCCTTACAATGCTAAACTGACAAAATTATCAAACAGCGAAGAGATGACTTGTCATTGCGGATTCTTTATATATAGAAAGAACGAAGCAACAATGGATCTCGTGGGTGCTTGGTACACTGAGTATCTCAGACAGTGGGAACCCGATTACGACATGCAACACTATCCCGAAGATGCTCGTAAGTGGGACACATTTACGATGTGGAGACTGTTGACTTACGGCGAGAAGGGAGTCAAATGGGGATATATCAAAGAGCCAGATGCTCGTTGGAACTTTGTGAACGGCTATCACTTTGAAGAACTTCAAGGCACCGATATTGTTTTATATCATCATACAATACCTCAGGACAAGTTAGACTAAATGAAACTAGTTGACATAAAAAACGAAGACATTCTAAAGATTATCACTGACTACAGTGATTGGTTCTTTGAGCAAGACTTGACAGAGCTAAACAAAATAGCACATCACGAAGGCCGCCATCAAGGCTACACTCTTCCAAAAGGGTGTAGTCTACAACACTTAGAAGAAGTAGTGTCTAAAGATGGCGAACATATTGGTTATCCTGAGAAAACTATCTCAGTAGACATTGCGTCTGAAGAGAGAGTGTCATCTGAACATAAGAAAAAATGTATGAACATGGCAACAGAGCTGTGTTCATACTTGGGCGCTCGCAATCAAGCAGTCAATGTCTATTATCCTCCCGGCGGCTTTATGGGGTGGCATAATAATTGGAATGCTTCTGGTTATAATATTCTACTGTCTTACTCTAAAGAAGGGAATGGATTCTTTCGTTACAGAGACCCAATCACTAAAAAAGTAGTGAATATGAAAGACAGTCCAGGATGGACTTGTAAAGTAGGATACTTTGGCAAAGGCAGAGAACCCGACAAAGTAGTCTATCACTGTGCCGGGTCTCATGAGTCTCGTCTTACTTTAGGATTTGTCGTACCACATCTAGAGATATGGCAAGACATGATTGAAGACATATCAGGCGAAGACGCTACTTCTTTCCAATAGCCATAAATCGGTCAAAGAAAACTTTACCTTCCCAATTGTAATAAAACTGCTCTACTTGTCCTGTGTAGAGTGGTTTTGTTATGCCTGTATTTTCTAGATGCTCATCTATGTTAGACACGCAATTGATGCCATACATCTCTTGAATCACATTACTAGACTGTAAGGCAAATAAGCATTCAGGATTCTTTGTAGTCAATTCTCTGAGGGGGTACATCTGTTCGCAGCCAAGCGAGATAACAATATCAGTATCAAGCGCATTGATGTCATGAAACGCAAACGGAATATCTAAGCAAAGATGATTGATATCCATGCCTTCATCTGTGTAGTGCTTGTTAAATACTTTCGATAACTCTAACGCTTCGTTATCAATATCAATCAAATCCATGTGCTTTACTTTGATATTCTCACAAATGAGAGGCACAAGAGGAAATCCTAACCAAGAATTCAATACAATAATGTTGTATTCTTTCTCAGGATCCAATTCTTTGACTAGATTCTCCATCATCCAAACAGCAGCATCCATAGTATTTGGGTTCATAGACTTTCTAAAGTCATCATGTTTGTGAGGCATTTCGTGCTCAATCTTATCAAGCGCCATGCCCCAATATCTGAAACTAGTCAGAAAATTCAATTTTAACATCGTTCGGGTTCTCCATAGAATCAAATAAACACACAAAAGGTGTTTTACGCATTATATTTTTTTCAACATCATTCGGATACATATATCCATAATTATAACTATAGACCCATCCTTGGGGAAAGTATTTTATGTTTTTATGATTAAACTTATTATAGAATAAATTATCTAGTCCTCTAAAATAGAAAAACATTTGACCAGGATAATCTTTAATCATTTTCCAAAATTTTCTTATTTCTTCTGTATTAAGAACTTCGTCATTCCATCTCAATATGCTAGAGTTTAAATCTGTATATTTGTGAGGTATGTGTTTAGTATCTTCATACATTTTTTCTAGATCATGCCAATGGGTCTTAACAAATACTATTTTATCTTGACACGAGTATTGAATAAATGAATCTAGGTTAGATTGTACAATAACATCCAAGTCTAAAAATAATTTTTCACCTTTTTGTTTTACTACATTTTCGTCAAAAAGATATAACTTATTCCACCACTTTTCATAGTAATTATCTTCAGGAAAAGGAATACTTTCAATGTCAGAATGAAGACCAGAAGGATCTTCAGTTAGACAATAAAATTTAAAATAACTAGTAGCATGCTTTTTGCATTGTTGATAAATTTTATTTACATGCTTACTAGAATATTTAGTGCCCCATTTAACTGTATAAATGTGTATCATTGCCAATGTGCCAAAAGATCAGGATCTGCTAAGTCATCTTGTTTAGTGCTGCCTCTACTCTTATCTTCGAACGGCAACAAGTCAATATTGAATACACAAAGAATAGCACCTGGACGATAAGTATCTACACGCAAATCATCTTCGTCCCAAGAACGCCCCCGATTGTATGAGTATGCCATCCAGCTAGGGAAGTGTCCCCATAAAGGAGTCTTGCTGAACTCACCCCACCGCCAACTGTGATAGTTGTCAGTGCCGTCAGTGAAAGTGAACCAAATCTGTTCTTGATGCTTCAACACATCTTTCCAAATGACTTCGCACTGGTCGTCACTCCACACTTGACAGCTACCGTTTGTGTAAGCGCCATGTGCAAGTTTGAATTGTCTTGACTTCATTGGACGAGGGTCTTGCCAATGACTACGAAGTTTAGTCGGTCTATCTAAATCGTATGTGATGATAGGGCCCATATCATTCTGTATAATAACATCCAAATCCAGAAAGACGAAACGACCAGTAGGTTTATCGTCAGCAAAATTGTGTGTGTTAAAGACAAAAGTTTTAGGTCTGTCCCAACAACGAGCCATGCCATATTTAAAATTATCAGAACCAAACCAATACTTAGGATGAATGCTGTCAATGTCAGGGAAGTCAATTACTTTAATCTCCTCGTCTAGACCCTCAGGATGCTCAGTGTAGCAATAGAAGTGAAAGTCAAACTTCTCAGGATCAGTATGACGCTTTGCCATGTTCTTTAGTTTGTTTACAAAGTGAGGACCATACTTAGTTCCCCATTTGCAGCAGACATAGTTTACTCGCATTTCCATAACCTCAATAAATCTTTATCTTTCAATTCTTCAAGTTTTATCTGTGCTTTAGCTTTAGGATCAGGTGTGTTATCCACATTAAAAATACAAATCTTTGCATCAGGTCTGTACTTATGTATCTCAATATCATCAGGATACTTCATACCTCTATTGTATGAATAAACCCAATCAAAAGGAATGTTTGACCAAAAGTCTCTCTGTCGCCAGTAATGATAGTTATCAGACCCTTTATAGAATGTTTTAAATATCATCTCATCATCAATTAACACATCGTAATAAATGTTCTTGGCTTGCTCTTCGTTCCACAGCATCATGCTTGAGTTGTAAAAAGTGCCTCTCATATCAATAAAGAGTCTTTCGTGTTTCTGTTTAGGGTCTTGCCAAGTAGAGTGTACTATTCTAGGCTTTTCTGCTAACTCATCTATATCATCTATGTTGTTTTGAATGATAACATCTAGATCAAAGTAGCACCACTTGCCTTCATATCCTAACCACTCGTGTGAGTTGAATACAAGAAACTTAGCCCGATCCCAACAATAGCCTTCTTTGCCGAACCAATGATCTGGATGCAGAACACCGTCATCAGGAATAGGATGTGTATCACACTCTAGTCCTTCAGTGTCGTCTGTATAACAAGTAAATGTAAAAGGCTTCGTGTAGTTTTTCTCAACCATACGAAAGAGATTATTTACATAATCAGGAGTGTATTTGTCACCCCATTTTATGCATACAAAGTTCA